GATGTTAAGTTGCTTAAGGGACTAGATAGACTTAGTGCTGACAAGTGGGGTGTAGTAAGTCCTAGTGATGCAACTCTTAAGACTACTACTAAGCATACTGATTATGCCAGCGAGACAGGTATTGTTAGTGCTAGTGGGTTCTTAACTACATATCTACCTTGGTATGCATTTAACAAGAGTGATGCTACACCGTGGTTAATACAGACGACTACTACTTCTTGGTTGGCTTATGCTCTGGAAGAGAAGCGCGCACTCAAGTCATGGAGATTGAAATCAGGGCAAGTGTCGCTGAATAGAATGCCTAGAAGGTTTACGATAGAAGGCTCTAATGATGGTGTATCGTGGACTGCTGTTGATAGCACATACACATCAGCTGACTACATACCAAATGCGGGGCTTTGGACTTGGGGTGCTCTACATGCAACTGGTAGTACAGTTAGTTATTCAAAATTTAGAATGAATATAACTGCTAATAATGGTGATGCCTCATACACAGAAACTGGAGAGTTTGAATTAAATACCGAGCATCCAATTGGTGACTTCTACGACGTAGCTGAAAGTATCATGACTGGTACTGGAGATGTTGCTAAGAATGGTGGGTTCGACCAAGATTCTCAATGGAATAAACAAGCAGCATGGACTATTGCAGATGGTGTAGCTACAAGTTCTGGTATCGTAAATGATTACCTCTACCAAGATGCTTTGCTAAAGAATACTACGTATACTATAGAGTTTGATATACTGGAGTATACTTCAGGTACACTTATCGTTCTTTGGTGGGATGGTGCTTCTCGTATAGAAGGGTCGTACACATCTGTTGGACGTAAGTCAGTAACTTTTACTACTGACAGTAACACAAATTCTACATACTATTTCGGGACATCAGGAGATGGTTTCACAGGTGTTATTGATAACGTCAATGTGTATACGGCTGGTGGCCTTCCTACCTCAAGAGTTTACTTAGGTGAAGTTCTAGTAGATGGTGGTGGCGAAGTTATACCTGATACATTGGTTGAGTATACCGTCAAGCATTTAGATGTTAGCGAGCTGGAAGTACATGGTGATACTAAGTTTCATGGTGGCTTTGACTTAGGACAGAATCTCATAGATGAAACAGCTAATAGAGTAGAGGGAGTTACTTATACAAATACAACTGGTAGAGCTATGTTCATTAATGTTAGAGGGAATGATATAGGAGCTGTTAATTCAATCATATGTTACATCGATGATATCTATACGCAAGTTAATTCAGGTATTGGAGCTGTTTCGATATTTATAGTAGTCCCAATAGATTCTACATATAAGATAACAGTGTTCTCTACAGGCGTTATAGATCTTTGGCATGAGTACAAATAAGGAGGGTAGATGAGACATTTCTACAACACAAAAACAATGGAACGCAGAGCTTATGAGGATGGAGTAGATACTAGTAAGTACCTTCCTGTAGGCTTCGTTGAGTATAAATTAGGTCAAGAACCTCAAGAATTACTAGACTTCTTAGCGCCAACTGCTGAAGAGGTACAGGCAAGTCTAATAGCACACTTCAAGTCTCTATACTTAGGTGTAGTAGATGCAAAGCTAAAAGAGCTGGACTATGACTCATTGGCAACAGTTAAGCTATGGGAAGGTGATGTGCAGTTTGGCGACGAGGCTTCTAATATCTTAGAGTGGTACAAGAGTATCATTTCTTACAACTATGCGCTTCTCAATTCTGGAGTAGTTCCAACTGATGAAGAGTATCTAGACGGAATGCCAACATTACTATAGGAGTATAAATGATAACTAAAGACCATAAGATACTTGTGCGCTATATAATTATAGCCTTAGTACTTGGATTCACTGCGCATCTAAGTATTCTTGCTTATGACTTAGAGGTTCTTGGTAAGTTAACCATAGGATTTGCAGGAATAGTTGCAAGTTCTTACGGAGTTCTTACCTTAACTTTAAAGTTCATATTCCAGTCCGAAGTGAGGGAATGATGTTTGCCCTTAAGTTAATAAGTAAACGCCTTCTAGGTGCCTTAGCGGTCGCTGTAGGGGTAGGTATGTTAATCTGGTATATCCAGGACTTGCGCTCTGATAATTCTGAGCTTACAAAAGATAAGCAACGACTCGAATTTACTTTAAAAGAAGTTGTTGGGGTAGTTGAAGAAAATGTTAAAGAGTTGGACTATATGAAGACTGACCACGCTCTACAAATGGAGTTAGTCCAAGAAGGGCTTTCTACATATAATGAACACTCTTTATTAACTAAAGAGATGGAAGGGAGAATTAATTATGTTAAAAAGGAAGATGATGGGCTTGCTGCTCCTATTCTTGCTAACACTTTCAGGTTGCTCAACGCAGCAACCACTAACAGTAACGAAGGCAAGGGTAAGTAGGGAGACAATTCCTGTAGTACTACTCAAGGAATGTGATGTACCAGTTGCTCCTATTATTACAAAGCAGTCTGAGGCTTCTTTGTATGTTGTAAGAGTATGGTCTGCACTTAAAGTGTGTAAGATTAAACATGACGCTATAAGAGAGCTAGAGTATGCTAGAATTAAGGCTACAGAAGCTAGAATGATTAAAGAATTAAAAGGAAAGTAATATGAATATAAAAGGTCTAGATGTATATAGTATGATGAGTACTGATATCTATAGAGGTATTAGTAAAGCGTTCTTCCCTAAGTGGGAAGGATGGAAGTTGTTAGAGGCAGGTGCAGATTCATACCTAGTTGATAAAGCTGTTGATAGCTTTTACTTGACGTACTTTTACTACTACTTAAAGGTAGATATGGTTGGTGACAGATTAATTGAGTTCTGTATAATGAACTTTGCTACTTCCCATGGTAAGCGTAAAGCTATTATGAAGTTAGAGAAGGCTGCTGGATTTCCTATCACTGGTAAACCATCTGCTTCTCTAATGGAGTTCTTATCGGATAACAAGAATGAAGTAGTTCCTGTACTACTTCTTGAACTCTTAGAATTCTACGAATTTATTGGTGATATTCGTGGTGGACTTTGGGTGTTAAATATATACAGGGAATTCAAAATAGGGAGATAGTATGAGTGCTGACATTGAAGAGGGGCACAACTATGCAAGTTCTGGTCATGAGTTAAACGGTATGCGAAGTGATATCTATGACATTAAGAGAGACCTTAGAGATATTGAGAAAGCACATATAGAGTATGTACATTCTCATGAAACTAAGTTGCAAGAGTTGGCCTTTAAAGATGTTCTGATGGACAGAAAGCAAGATGCTATATTAAGTAAGTTAGACTCTACTGAAAAGAGTCAGAAAGAAATGTGGGGTTCTATTGGAGAGCTTAAAGATTTAGTTAGTACACAAGTTGCTGCGAGTATTAAAGCTCAAGGTGAGTTTACGAAGACACTAACTAAACTAATTATGACAACTCTAGGATATGGTATTGTTGGTGCAGGGTTGCTTGTATTCAGCGTATGGTCATTCCAAGAGTGGAATCAGAAAATTGACCTGAGTAACAGTAAGGCATTGGAGCAATACGAAAGTGGAGCAACTAGTGTTAGGACGTTAGAGACTAAGCTTTACGAGATAGACCACCATATAGAAGATTTACACCCGAAGAAATAGTGCAGAGAAAGACTGCTGGCCAATAACAAATTAAGAAGAGCATATAATGAAATGTTTAGCAAAAAATGAAGTAATACATATATGCCAAGCGTGCATTTGCGTTATGCTACTTCAACTAGAAGGATAAAATATGTGTATGAATATAGAAAGAGAAGAGTTGGAGTGTCCATGTTGCGGACTAAGTTTGGCTACTGAGGAACTTATTAGTAAGCTTCGTGTAGCCAGATTCCATGCTGGAGTACCATTTCTGATTACTTCTGGAACAAGATGTGTCAGACATAACGCGAATATTGGTGGTAGTCCTACCTCAGCTCACCTTCTTGGGTTTGCTGCGGATATATCTGTTAAGAGTAGTGAGCTACGCTTTAAGATTATTGGAGGATTACTGCTAGCAGGATTTAATAGGATTCTTGTGTATGAAACGTTCGTACACGTAGATATAGATGACTCTCGAAGTGGTCCTATAATTAAACTGATGTAGTAGTTTAGCGGAGGCTCTTAGGAGCCGCCTATAAAGTACTAAAGTTATCGAACACTGTACGGTATACTGTCTCTAGTCCTGTGGTGTAAGACATAGTAAACTCATACCCTTTCCCATCGTGGAAGTAGCCAACTGTAAGTAGTCTATGGTTTATAGCTTTACGCATAACCGTAACTTCAATGCCTAGGTTGTTACACCTAGTTTGCCAATAGCCAATCATCCTACTACCACTGGAAGGATAGTATGTAGTTGCCCATCTACAGTCCAAGAACCTATAACTTGAACTGTTGGTACTGGGATGAATCCATTAGTATGCACATAAGCATTAGTTCCAATTAAAGAACCATTAGTAATATAGAAACCACCTGTGTGCAGAGCGTCAATCTTGAACTTATGAGTATGGCCTTGAAGTACATGAGATACATCAGGCCCAATCTGTCTGAACCTTTCAGTTACTGACAGGGGTTTCGTTTGAGGAAGTGAATCTCCATGGTGAATACCTGCAAATACTCCAGGAGCAATCTCAGCACTAATCATACCTACTGTGCTAATCTCAAAGTGAGACACAAGGTTAACTGTCAATGCTTCTAGGATTGAATAACATAGAAACTCAAAGTCAAACCCCTTGTTAGCACTCTTCTTTTTATCAGTAAGTCTTGAATGATTACCATTAAGGCAGTACACTCTTACTGACTCATAGTTTTCAGAGAACTCTTGAACATACATAGCAAGTAGCCCTGCCAACTCTTTAGCAGACTCTGCTGGATTCATATCACTAGCTTCTAATGAATCATGGATTAACCCATCAATCATATCCCCTGCAATATAAAAATCAAATACATCACCCTTCGCATTCCTTGCGGCAGCCTCCATTAAGATATGGGCTCTGGCTCTTACTGTGTCCCAACCATAAGAGTTATCAGGTACATCAGAGTCTGATACTGTAGCTCCTACATGCCAATCACTTATCAGTACCCAGTCGGTACCATTAGGTCTATCATGAGGAGTGAACTTAGGTAAGACCATAGGTCTAATCTCTGATGTCAATGCTTCTACTGCACCGATAAGGGTGTCATCAACTGACTCTTCTCTCATATGAGAGCGAAGTCTGTTAGCTTCACGACGTACCTTAACCAGTGACTTGTCTCTAGAAATAAGCTCACGCTCATACTCTAGGGCATTCTCTTTAAGCTTAATGATTTCATCAGCCTGCTCTGTGTCAAACCCTTCCGTATCTCTGGTAAGTAAGAGCTGAAGGTCGTTGACTCGATATTTCTGTGCCCAACGTAGGTTTAATGCTGCAGCTACCGTACGGAGTTTAAAAGCTGTACAATCAAGTTCAACCTCCATCTCTTCTCTGTTAAATCCCTGCTCGTATAGGTCTACGAACTGGTCGCAGTCTACACTGTATTTTTCTTGTAATGCTTCTTTTAGTAATTGTAATTGGTTTATAATTTTTCCTTTATTAATAACACTTAAAAAACTTTGCTGCAATATTCTTATTCAGATATTTACCACAACATAAGACATCCCTCAGGAACATCTCTTTTATTTCTAGGTATGTAGACTCGCCTCTGGTGGTACACAAATGTAAGATTTCACGCTTCTTAACTTTGACCCCATCCTCTACGAGCTGTTTGAGTGTCTCACTAGAACCTATATAGTTCTGCCAATCACTCTCCTTCTTCACTATCTTACGTCTTAACTTTCCCTTAACCTTCATCCTACGTATAGAGTAGAAAACTTTCTTCCCTACGTACAGACTTCCATCTGATAATGTGATTAGGTATACAAACGCTTCCATACCTTCAGGAACTTCTTTTACAATCTTCCCTTTGTAGTACCAGCTAACCACGTTTAGGAATCACACCGTGCCCACTACAGGCTGTACAGCTGGAAGTAGCACCCCAACAGTCGCCATAGGCTTGTGGTTCATAACCAGAACCACTACATACTACACACGTTGTAACTTCTTCAGTACCATAAGCACTCATATCTTTCTCCTCAAGTAAATTCTCTAAATCTTCATAGCTATAGAAGTCTCCTCCTATTTCAAAGTACTTCATGAGCTCTCACCATTGAAAGTCTCAGCTTCTTCTTTATCCCAATCACTTTCTTCTTGGTCAGCTAGGTTATTCTCGTAGTCTTTGGCGTTGTCTCGCCAATCTTCTTCACTTCCGTAATACATCAGACTTCCTTAATCTTATTTCTGATAGTTCTTGCCACCTCAGAGTCGTACGCATGGTAATTACTGTTAACGTATTGAAAAACAATTCAGCAACCGTACTTGAAACTTTAGTCTCATTAACTTTAACCAGAGGTTCTACTGTTGTATTGACTCTTGGATTCCTATTGATACCTTTAAGCTTTTCTGCATAGTCTTCTACAACTACTTTATACAATGAGTCGTGACTTTTACATAAGCTTAACGAATACGATAGTTGTTCCATGGTGGAAGTTATCTTTACTTTCGATGGGCTATTAATCCATACTCTTTCAATCTCTAAGGTTTCTGTATCTAACACAATGAATCCGTGTTGTCTAACTTTATACTTCTTAAAGTGTGTAGAGCTTACACTAGAACAGTAATGTACATTATGGTAAGGGCTTATGGGTGAATGAATGTCACCAAGCACTGTTACTCCGAACATCTCTGAGAACGTTTCGATACGATACTCTTCAACTATATGAGGTTCTATAGTACAACGGGCATGACTAATGCATATACCATGTTGGTCAGCATCTTTTAAATCATGGAGTTTAGTCCAAGGGACGAACGTAATGTTATCTCTTTTAGTAATCTCTGAGTAGTATGTAAAGCCTGCATGAGGTAGGTAGTTGAAAGTGTCAGGGTCATGATTGCCATTAATTATTTCTATGGTGTAATCAGGTAGTGAACCAATAAGATAATAGAATAGTTTAATGTCTCGGAGTGTGGGGGTGTTACGGTCGAAGGTGTCACCTGCAAATATAATACCAGTAGCTTCGGTACTTTTAATTGCATCAATTAGCTTTTCTATTCGTGTGTTTTCAAACGCAGGGTATTTGGTTGTATTTATATGTAAGTCTGCTAGTACAACTAGATGAGCCATTACTGACTCACCTGAACTAGTGCATTGATAACCACTGGTAGGTCGTTGTGTGCTGTTGGAAAAGGCACTACGTCTATTAAGTTATCAAACTCTTTAATCAACTCTTCGTTATCTGTAAGAGCGACAGTAGCTACACTCGGGAATCTATAGATTGAGTTAGGTTCAGTAAGTACTACATCAGCTAACTCAACTTCTTCTACAAATTCTAACCTATGACCTGACTTCAAATCTAATATCTCAAGGTTTCCCTTAAGACATCCTTTGATGTTTTGGAGGCCTAGGCTTATAAATACCTTAGTCATGTTTCTCCTTAACGCTCAGCTTACCAAGCGATTTCGTCTTCTTGGATTTCTACTTTTGGTGCTTCAGCTTTTGGTGCTGCTGCATCGTAAGAGAATGAACCTTCAGAGTCATCATCTTCGAACCCTGTACCGTAATCAGGTACCTCTAGAATCTTTGTTCCTTGTAAACGAAGAACAATACCAGTAAAGGTACTCATCTTCATAACCTCAACCCCTAGTGACAACTGGATAGTTGCACGGTTAGGAATCTTGAAGTCATCCGTAGGGTTGAACTCTTTGCCATCCCCACCGATGAACTTAGGCATGTACTTAATGTTCGACTTACCCTTAACACGGTAAGCTCCTGTTGGGTTCTTGTCTTTATCAACATCATCTTTGAAGATTGAGTTAAGCTCTGAACGTTTAATTCCTAAGTCTTTAAGTAGTTCGTCAGTTAGACGCTCATCTAACCAAGCTTGAAAGTGGTCTTTCGCAGCAGCGTCAAGAACGATTGTCCCTTCTACTTTAGTGTCATCGAATGGAGAAGGAGTATTTCCTGTTCCGAATAGAGATGAACCTGCCTTTGTAACGTATCTTCCAAGTTTTGCTGATTTGATTGATGGTGCCATTTTTAATTCCTTTGTGAATTAGTTAATTATTTTGTTATTATTTTGGGACTATTCCGACTGTGATTTTTCTTTAATCTTTTATTTTTTCCGTTGTTATTTTATTGTTATGCTGAGATTATGTAATATCCTTTCTTTGTTATGTAACATTATACCCTAAGTTTCCTTAGAGCTTGCTTAAATTACGACTTTCTTTTGGAATTCTTCCATTGGTAACGTTCCTTGATATGGGACATCAGGGTAATCTATTGTAGCTACGATTTTAGTATCGTTGTCTACTGACTCAAAAGCCCAACCACTATCGTCATGTAGCCAAGTTACCTTAGCTCCCACGCCTGCAGTGAACCCTGAGAAGTTAAAGTGGTTCTTAGGGATAGTGAATAGCATACACCTAGCATGAACAAACTCTAAAAGCTCGTTCTTACAGGTTACACAGACACCCTCATTCTTAACTACACTCTTCATCTTACGATTACAACAACCACAAGTAAGTATCTTCTCCACTTCTTTATACTCTAGCTCTCGATTACCCAGCAGATAAGCTACAGCCTCAACTGAATTATCATTTGGTAATAGGTTTCTAAGAGTATCTACTGTTACTCCCATAGTGGATGGGTCATTCAGTATCTGTGCCAGCAATAAGTCTCCTGCAGTTATCACTTCATCAATACCATTTAGCACGGTATGTAATATATTTGATACATTAAGAGTCTTTCTGGTAGCATCTATGAAACCAAACTGAGTAGGTAGTCTAAGATTTAGGGAACTTACCAGTAGTATGTTCTCCATAACCTTAGAGTTACGACAGATGTCTTCCACATATTCTCTCCTATGTGGTGGTGGTATCTGTCCTAGTCTAAGTAGTGTGTCTAATTGTTGTTGTGTTATATGCTTGTCACCCTGCATGTTGAAATTCCTTCATTCTTTGTTAGTAATACCTCATGGTCAAACGATACTTTTGACATCTCGGCACCATGAGTAATGACGAAACAAGCCTGACCCATACCTTTCATATAAGAAAATAGGGCTTCTAACTCTGCTATCCCACTAGTGTCGAAAGACGAACTAGCTTCATCGAAGACTAGGTAGTTCGTTTCTGCGTTACTAATCTCTTTCATAGCAGCCAACATACTGATAAGGACAAGTAAACTTAATCTTGTCTTCTCTCCGTTACTTAATGTAGATACTGGGACGAACTCGTCACCTCTCTGCAACGTAACGCCCATGCCTAACTTGTTAGCCATAATTGTTACATCCATTCCGTTCATATTAATGAGTGCTGAGTAATCAACAATCTTAACTGCAACGATATGGAAGAAGTTTTCTAGTAATTCCTTAACTACATTGCCTTCTTTAATCTGTTCTCTTGAATAGTTAACATATCTGGTAAGGTCTTGTAACGATTTAATGTTTGCTTCTATATCTTTAATGTCTGTATCGGAATGACGACTAGTTGCTACGGAGATTTCTTCAGCTACTCTTAAGTCTTGCTTAATTGTTTGAATTACTCCACTTGCAGTGTCTCGTTTATCCTCAATAGTTCGTGATATTTCACGCCATAACTTACTTTTGTCTTCGTATTCTTCAGCTACTACATCGAGACGGTCATTGAGAACCTGTAAGGAGTTTTTAAGTTCCTGTTGGTTATCTTTTCCAGCCAGTAATGTACCACAAGTATCACATACACCATTATCAAGAGTCGATTTAAGTGCTTGTACTTGTGCCAACAACTCATCTCTGCTTTTAGCTACCGCTTTGATAGTAGGTAAATGGGTTTGTTGTGCCATGATGAGTATCATCGTAGCATCTGCTTGCTCACTTTGTTGGATATCAAGCTCTTGTCTTAATCTTGGAACATCATATTTGTTTGTCAAGGCTAGTGTTGCGGCTATAGACTCAGAAGAAGATAGTTCTTTCTGTGCCATTGCTGTTTCAGCCTTAAGTTCCTTACTTATCTCTAAGAATTTCTTATCAAGTTCTTTAAGTTGTGCTATCTGTAAGATATCATTGAACAAAGAGGGACTAGATAAGTTCTCAGTGATATGACCAACAGTTTTAGAGGTAATAAAATGGGTTAAACAGAACGTTTCATACCCCATACCCAAGGTTGTTGTTATGAACCTTACAGTATCCTTAACTCCAGAGACTACTTTGGTTCCTTGAGTAGTAACATACATCTGATTACGTTGTCTATTGTTAACTACTGTGTACTCTTTGCCTTCTTTTTCAAAGACTAAGGAGATACAGAAGCCACGACCAGTAATTCTATTGCTTACTTCATCAAGTTTAGCTCCTGAAAAGTCTCTATTGAATAAGGCAAGTGTAATTGCCTGAGTAACAGTAGTCTTTCCTGAACCATTTGATGAGTAACCTTGTGAATCACCAACAACTCTGTAGAGGCCAGGCTCTATAATCAGTGTTGCATCCTCTATGGACTTGTAATTCTGAACTCTAATAGATATAAATCGTATCAAAATTCTTTTCCCATTACAAACATATCACAAGTGTCGTTCATTGTTGTTATATGCATGCTCATTTCACACATAATCTCCACTGCGTTGATGTACTTTGCATAAAAACACACGGCACAACAGTCTTTTACCTCAGGAATGCTACCCATTAGCTATCCCTACGAAGTAATCAATGATATTTCCAGGCATTTCAAATGGGTCATCAAACATATTTAGTCTACTTCCAGCCATCTTAATACTAATATCAGTTGCTTTCTGTTTAGAACAGTTAGTTCTGTTACGTAGTTCGCTTAAAGAAACCTTAAACAATGCTGTTTGAGTGTCTGTCATTAGGCTAGTGTCTTTAAAGATACCACCCAATGCCATATTGAAGTGGAATAAATCGTGGAAGTCTTTAATTCCTATCTTCTGGTACTTGGCGTGAACACCAAATCTATTGTTTCCTTCACAGAAGTCCATGTACTTTCCATAAAGGAACGCAATTTGACTCTCATAGGAACCCGTGTAACTTTCTTCCATACTAAATACTTCATCTGCAAATTTACCATAGGCCACTTTACCACACATGAATACTCCATATATGTTATCAGAGGTGTCACCTTTCATAGTTTTTTCTACCAAGAACTGAGGTATTGATTTACACTCAGTGTTTATATATTGTCTTTGCTTAGGGTCAAACATAACTACGTTGTCCCTACCTATTGTAAGCTGTAACCAATCCCTGTCACCAGTAACCAGTACAATCATCTCAGGAGTATTTTGCATCTCAATCATGATACCAATCAAGTCATCACATTCAACGCCTTCTACCCCCATTACTCCGATGCCTAGAGCCTCTGTCAGTTGTGGGAGGATATCTCTATAGTTACTTTGGAAATCATCAGGCATCAAAGAGTAGTTTCGACCACCCTTGTACTCCTCATACATTCCTTTACGGAAGCTTGACTTACCATAATCAAACCCCATAACTATTCTTGAGATAGGCTCATCGTAATCCTTAGATAAGGACGTAGCGATTGACTTAAGCTCAGTGAACATATCCGATAGGGGTCTTTCTTTATTGTATGAAACGTTGTAAGCCATAAGCTTACTGTCAACTAGTAGTATCATGAAGTCTCCTCATGTAATCTTCTAAGTAAATCTTTTATATCTGGGTAATCGTCAGGCACTTCCATCCAAGAGATGGACATGTTACTGCTGGTGGGAGTACGTTCAGGAACCCTAAAAGATAGTATGGCATATACTCCTGATACCAAACACTGTGGATAAGGGGTAGTCTCAACCTGTAGTCTCTCCTCACCAGTATAGTCATAGCCTACTAGGAAAGAGTTAGGATTCTTAACAGCAACTATGTACCGTTTGTATACCCAAGTATCACCGTATCCTTTCTTCACATCTGCACGATTCTACGAGCCTGTGGAATAAGGTTAGCCAAAGTTCCATCATTTCGTACTGTCACATCAAACTCAAAACCTACAAGACCATTCTCTGAACTGTGGGTATCTGTATTAGCACCTAGGGAAGGTCTATACATATTAATTGCCATAGCACCAGGAACTCTTTCTTCAGCAAACCTGAAGTCAGGCACAATAACTATGTCAGCTGTGCTGTTATCAATCTTTTTACACAACATGTTGAACCAAACTTTATCACCAAAGTATGGCTTCATAGCATCGTTACCAAACCGTTGTAAGTAACCTCGGTGAGGACGGTCAGTATTATTCTTAAGAGCGTCTAGCTCCTCTGCTGTAATACCTAATGTAATCCTCATGATATCTTTCATTGGGTCAGCGAAACTCATAACCTCTGAGGTCTTCCCTTGAAGAGTTGCTTCATCTTGCAATATCTTAGCGAATGCATCTTTACCAGACCGCTTACGGCCTGCAACTAAGATTACCTTAGGCATCAAACACCTTGTCGTACATAGTCTCAATCATTCCTACACCCTTATCACTTTTGATGCAGTAATATACTAATCTACAAGCCAATCCTGCCCCAACATATGGCACTAATAGGAAGTACTTTCGGTTTGTTGAAGGTACCTTACTCATTCTGTCTAGTAAAATATCAAGGGCAGGGTCTCTTAGTACTTCAACCACTCCCCATATAATAATACCTGCCACACTAACTAGGCTTAAAGCCCATCCAATTAATAAAAACGTTAACATCTATTCTCCTTTTTGTAGGGTCTTATTGTCATTGCCCTCTCTGTATATATCAGCTAAATCTAACTTCAGCACCTTTTCTTCGTGTATCTCGTATAAATAATTAAGTAAATTTTTCTCAGAACGGAACCCTTCACTAAGCATAGTGAATTCATCCAGTACCATTGAGTAAGGTATTCTACCAATCTTAAACTTAATATAGTATGTCATATGCATTGGTTGGTATACACTACCAATCACATTTATAGCCCTATTATTATCACTAGTAAAGGAAGTATCCCTCACATCTATACTACTCATACTCCTACCACCACTTATGTATGCCATACCTTGTTCCTTCCTCGTCCTAGAGTCTTATTATACCCAAAACATGCTTAATACCTGCTTAAACTCTTTGGGAATTTCTTAATTTGTCAACGAGATAATCGTTTACATCCTTCTGTCCACTCTCTCGAACAGTTCTAAGTAATGGCGTAGGAGGAAGGATTCTTACAACCTCTCTCCAATCCTCTTTAATCTTTTGCCAACCCTCATTTCCCGCAGGGTCATTATCGAATGCAGGAACCAATGCATCATATCCAGTAGCTAAGAAAGCTCCTAAACATTCAGGACTAGGTGCTCCAAGTCCAAAGTTAGTTAAGGCTGGAGTTCCCATAGCTATATAACTAAGTGAATCGAATAGTCCTTCACAAAGATGGACATCACCACTAACGTCAAACTTATCTAGTTGCAAAGGATAAAGCACGTTGGCTGTTACTAAGCCATATGAATGTAGATACTTGGCATGCTTATACTTAACAGCAGGCTCAACCCATTGGTCAGCCTTGTCACCAAGAGCATCCTTCGGTGCTATCCATCCTGAATACCCAATGAGGGTACCATAAGCATCCTCTATGGGATGAATGATACGTCCTTGGTACTTACCCCTTCGACAATAGTAGAAGCCTAGCTCAGTGATTATAGCCGCTGGGATACCTCTCAGCTCCCATGTTATATCAAAAGCTTTTGGAGGCATAACTACATCTTGTTCATAGTCTAAGTCTGGCTCAACCCTCATTTGTTCTAAGAGTTTATCATACTCGTACTCTCTTTGCATCTCAGCATCTATAGTTATCTCTGTAATGTTTCCAATGAAGTTCTTATACCCACATGAAAAACAATGACAAACCCCTTTGGAAATACTGAAGAAAAAACTTCCAGGTTTCTGGTCAATGTGTTTTGGATTGATACAACGAGTACCAATCATATCCCCATTGATATCGTAGGGGATTTTATTGGACGTTAAGAATTGCTCTATGGCTTGTCTATACATCTAGTCCCAGTACCCATCTGGGTCGTCGAATATACATGCTACACCTCTATAACATCCTTCGCATCTGCAATTTCCATTGTATTTTATAGTAAATTTCATTAAAACTGTCCTTCCAAAGTTTCTTTTATTTCGTTATAATGCTTTACTGCATCAGCGTGTCCGCTAGTTTTCCTCCAAGGTCTAATCCTAGCCCAAGGTCTATCAACTAGAACACGCCACCTAAACCACAAGAACTTTCTAACTACTGTGTGAGTAGCTTCAGGTATTACATACTGCACTCCAGAATATGGGAGGCCATTACCACCCCATAATAGCGTTGAGTAGTACTGTCCGTCCTTTTTCTTTTCTACACGAGGGAACTTAACATACGCTACATCCACAATTCTCACTAAATCTTTGTTTAGTGATACAAACTTACCCATTACATCTCCATTACATAGTTCAACCGCATCTGAGAGAATTGCTTCTCAAACAGAATACTGGTTGTAGGCCCAAGCCTGTTTTTAAGAATCCACATAAAGATTCCATCCTCTGCTTCTCCATCACCTGTAGCTTCCAAGAAGATAACCAATGATGCTGAGAAGAATAGTTCTGATGAACCACGAGTACTAATTACAGGTGGCTGACCAGCTTTAGAAGCCTTCTCAATATTAACCTGAGCGGCAGTAACAATAGTCATACCACGTTCTATGGTCATCTTATGAAGCTCTCTTGCCAACGTTTGAAGACCCATCCATGCTGCAGCACCTCCAGAACTAGTATCAATAAGGTTGATATAGTCTAGGAATACAGCATCTGTACTGAATAAAGCTTTCTGAGTTGCTATAAGGTTCTTAAGTTCTAATGAATCCATAGGACTTGTAACAACCTTGAATGTATTATCTCTGGCAAAGAAAGTTTTCATACATTCTTTTATAATCTTAGCTTCTTCTTCTGTTAAGTCACCTTTGATAATTTTAGAAAACGCTATTCCAGATATATAAGATTGCATTCTCTGTCCCAGTACCTTAGCACTAAGCTCAAGACTCACAAACAGTATGTTATAACCTGCTATGAATTGTTCAATTGCTAACTGAAGTAGTAGTACGGACTTACCTGCACCAGACCCTGCAGCAATAATAGATAAGCCATGTACTCCTGACATAATTTCATCAAGGTCAGGGATACCTGTTGTTAAAACCCTTGTATTATCAGGGGCATTCATCGCATCTTCAAAGTCAAGAGGAATAATTCTGTTGCCTGCTATCTCACTCACTATCTCGTTTAAGACGCTTCTAAGTTTCGTGATGTCTTTTTTCTGTGCAGTAGCTACAAGTTCCCCAATTGAGTTGTCAACTACAAGTAAGAGCTGTTGGTCTTTCAAACCACTTACAATTTCTTCACTACCAATCTCGGATACTTGAGCCATTTGGATTGACTTAAGTATCCCTTGCACAATAGGTAGGACATCTTTGGGTGCTTTTGTTCTAACTCCAGCCTCTAATGATTCAAAGGAAGGTATCTTATGTGTTTCTAAGAAGGAGTGTTGCAGTATATTAAAGATTGCTGCGTTGTGACCACTAAATAACGCTGGACTCAAGTCTAACATCAAGTGTTTATCGTATTCTTTGGTTAACTTAGCCAAGGCAAGTAATTGCCATGAGCTCACTTTAGACATTTAACTCCTTTACTACTACTGTGGCTTTACTTTCTTTAAATTCTATGGCTGCTTTCTCTGCCGCATCTATTGTACTGTACCAAGAGGTGTTAAAGTAGGGAGTATATTTACCTATGTCAGACCAAAATATCCATCCCTTTGATTGTATTTTAAAAGAATCCTTTACTTGTACTATTCTCATTCTCATGTTAGCTCCATTGCTGATTGTTTTTGTTCTAAGGCTCTTTCTAAAGAGTCTGTTGTATCTTTGTCTTTCCTAAATTCAATGAACCTTGGATGGCTTAGTGCATGATAGTCTTTAGTTCTTGATTTAGTTATGTCATTACATAAGATTGTGAATACCTCACCAATATACTCATCTCTCACACTATTAAAGGATGTGAGTTGATCATCAGTGAACCCTGATGTCTGCCCTCTGATTTCACCATCATCAGTACAGTAAGTCATAGCACCAAAGGTAGCCTCTCTTGAAGTGCCTTTAGTTCCTTCAGTAAATCCTGTACATCGTACCTCAAGTTCAATCTCAAGTTTTAACTTAAGTTGAGTTGGTGAGGTATGGTCACAGAAGATATTGGAACGGTCTTTAAGAATTGAACCTTCGTATCCCTGCTCCATCCATTCGCTAGTCTTGGTAAGTGCTTCTTGTAGACTCTCTACGAGTAACCAAGGGATAATCTTTACAAAGATACCTCCGCTATCACCTACTATATCTCTCAGTTGTGTAAATCGTACAGAGTATGCTGTCTTATTCTTCTTGTCTTTCCCTCTAGCATATTCATCAAGACTTATATAGTCCCATAGGTGGATGTATATTTTAGAGTGGTCAGGTTTAGAACTGTTAATCATTCCATTGGCTAGGGAACGGTCAGTCATCCCTTCAACTAAGAATTCACCAGTATATACACCATCAGGGTAGTTAGACATTACCTTAGCTATTAGCATAAAGTCTTGCTCTTCACCAGAGCGACTCATGAATGTACACTTACCATTCTCTACAGTTACCGCAACGTAACGACCATCAGCTTTAAGTTGTAGGAATGCAGGGAATACAATTCGTTTAGCTGTCTTGCCTGAGTAGATACCACATCTCATATAAGGAGGTTTAACTATTAAGTTCTTCCATACCTTATTGATATATGTCTTACCTATACCACACTTAAGGTCACGTCCTAAGACTAACTCAATAATCCTAGCGTCATCTTCACCAAGAGATTCTAATGTTATTTCTAGATGAGCAAGAGCTGCATGTCCAGTAAGCCTTCTGGTACTGAACAGTGCTTCTAGGATTCCTAACGCATCGTCTAGTGTTAGTTCTCCAGTACAGATGTCTGGATTATAGTTTACGTTCTTCATAGTGATACCATAAGTGAACGCCACTTTATCATAGGTCATCTTTAAAAGTCTTTGAAGTAGTTCGTTATCTTTATGCTTTGCTAGCACCTCTTGTTTATAGTTGGTGCTGGGGTCAGCTCGTAGTTCTTCTAGTATTTTAATCAATCATATCTCCTTTAATTTAACTCGATAAGAAAACCCGAAGGTCTCCCTACGAATTCTCCTCAATTATCTCATCTAAAGCTTCAAGTTGCCCTTGTAAAGCTTCACGTTGTAGTTTAAGAAGCTTAAATGCTTCCTTATCTGCAGCCTTCTTGCGTTTAGCAAGTACTTTTTCAAACTTTTCTGTACACTCTTCGGCACTTAACCAAACTTCTTTACCACCAAGAACTCTTTTAAGTTCTTTCTTATTTAAGAACGGACGGTAGTAGTATGATATAGTCTCTCGTACACTCTTGTCATTAAAGTCCACACCAATTTTTACATTCTGTGCTGACCCATATACTCCGTAGCTTGCAGTGTGAATCATCATACTGGAGCCTGGAGTCATTACTAATTCGTCAGCATTGATTGCTACCATAGTTGCCGCACTGGCAAGTTCATCAATAGCAACTACTACTGTTCGAGCTTCTGTAGCATCCATAACAGTAGTTAGTGCTCTTGCTCCTGATAGATATCCACCAGGATTACCACTGATAACAATTTCAAAAGTGTCATGGTCGTCAAGTAACCTTGCCAACTCCATAACCTTAGTATAAGAACTTGGGTCATTAACTCCTTGAACCAAGTGATATGTCAAGCATACTGAATCCTCTGAGTGTACAGCGAATATATGTTGATTGGCCATTTCATTGGCAACTATTGGGTCATTTAGTAGTAGTTCTAGTATTGTTATGTGAATTCCTTATAAAGTTTATCTAAGTCTAAGTCTTGTTCTTGGTCGAAGAAGCCGTGGTACTCCTCAAGCCATGCACTGAAGTCATGGAAGGTGGAGGTACTTTTACCTGAACGTCTGGCGGCAACAGTTAAATCTGCGCTAGCCTGACGACCATAAGAGATGCTGAATGACTCGGAGGAGGTTACATCACGCCTCAGAACTTCCATGGCCTCAGCTAAATCGGCGTAAGTGAGTGATGCGGTTGCTGTTGCTGTTGCTGTTGCTGTTGCTAGTCTGCTAACTCCTGGCATTATACATCCTTAAATATTTTTGCAACAAATTCTGCAAGGTCTGAGCGGTAAATGTTCTCCAGTTTAATAAAGTTCATTTCAGGAGCCTCACCTAAGTGGTCATAGAGGACTTTGAATCCTTCATTACCACGGTTAAGTCCATAGACTTGTCCTGAAGTATCACCCATAAGTACTACCTTAGCACCTTCTGAAGCACGACTTACCACCATCTTGAGTGTGTCAGCATCTAGCTTTTGCCACTCATCAACTAATAAAATCTTGTGATGGATACTTGTACCTTGAATCTCATCTATCTCTACGATTTCAAAGAACTCAAGCCAAGCTTCCTCACTAGGTTTTAAGGCAGGCTCTCCATCTTTCTTTTTCTTCTTCTCCTTATTACGAGGGTCTAGAAGAAACTTAAGGTTAGATTTAAATCCACCTAAGTGACCACCAAGTTTGTTCTCAGTCTCGCCAGGTTTGAAACCAGTGTACATATTCTTGTTAATACTTTCAGGACTGGCAGTGATAAGTACTTGGTCATAGAACATGTACCTAGTGTCTCCCTGAACAGTGGCCAAGGCTGCCATAAGGCTAAGCATAGTTTTACCTGTACCAAGCTCACCATCAATGATGGTAAGAGGAACTACTGGGTCGAATACCGCATCCAGTACACACATCTGCACAGCATCCTTAGGTTGTACCCCGTGGATACCAGCGGCTGTATAATGTCCCATCTTCTGAGATACTCTATACATAACTCCTCGAATGTTCTTCCAGATGTCATGCTTCTCATCAGTGATGTGAACAATGAAGTATTCATTCTCTTTGAAAGTAAGTCCTGTTGCATGAGTAAACTCTTCAACCATGAACTCTTTCTCTTGTTGCATACTATGAGTGTACCAGTCTCCGATGTCTATCTCTTGATAACCTTTATAGTCATAATCAATTTGACTCTCAGGTTCATAAGCACTGATGTCTACACCATGAGCTTTCGCAATGATACGTACAGCGATGTCATTACTTAGGATGGATGCCCCAGCTTCTTTCGTATCTTGAATAATCTTCTCATCTGGGCTTTCGCCTAGTAGGTCAGGTACGTTAAGGATTACAATGTTGTCCTCACTATACATAATCCAGATGTTTTTGATTGCAGCTTGAGCAGCACGCTTAAGGTCTGGATTTCTTTTTAGATTATCCAGTTCCCTAATTACTGTGAACGATAATACAAATGACCTAGTTTTATCAAACACAATCATAGGCTCATCAATTAAGATGTTAGTATCTAGACTAACTAACACGGGACAAATCCATTAATGACGGGAGGTCATAATCAATAAGCATTAGCTCAAAGTAATGGTTTGGGTCTGTAATTCTATAAACTTCCTTACAAGTTATTGCAAACTCTTGTAGTAAGGTGTTCACTGCACCCTCTAAGGTATGGTAGTCAGTTGAATCAAGTGACCATACCTTGTCTGCCAAGGCATCAAAGTCTTCTTCGTAAAAAGACTTTAGGTATTCTATATTTTTATCTTGAGTTTCTAAATCGTCCATTGGACTCCTTATTATTTATCTTCTAGCCCTCGCAGGATTCACATACTGATTTAATTGGTTGGATTTTCATCGCACCATTCAGTGTTCTTACGTAGTATAATGCAAATATCCAAGGGTCTTTGAATGCTAAGTCATGTAGTCTTGCAATCTCTTCCTCTTTTTCTTCTGCTGTAAAGTACAAGTTGAGTGACTGACCTTGGTCAAGTCCATTCTTTTGTCTATCTCCAGCCATATGTAAGATAGTCTCTTGGTTTAACTCAAAGGCAGTCTTGAAAACGTCCTTCTCATGAGGTGTTAACCAATCTTCATCCTGAACTGACCCTTGGTCATCAGCAATTCGTTGCATAACCTCTTCTGTATACTGTCCTCTATCCTTCATTAACTTTAGGAAAGGCGGATTGATACGGTAGATTGTACCACCTGCAGTATCCTGCTCGTAAACATTAGCAAACACAGGTTCGATTCCTTGCGAAACCCCACCAAGAATGATTGCGGTAGACATTGTAGGAGGGAAAGCTAATCTGTGAGAGAATCTTTCACCATAGCCTTTCAGCCATTCAGGTTCTCCAACTTCTTTTGCTAACCATCTTGAAGCCTCCAAGGTTTTAGTATTTAAATCTCTAACCAGTTTCTGATTAAACATTCGTGATTGTAGTCCACCAAATACCCAGCTCTCTTGTTGGTAGTAGGTAGCTTCACCAAGAATTCCTAAGCCTACAGCTCTTGACTTCTCTGTGAAAGCAATGATTCTTTCAAATCCCTCTTCCTGTCTAGCCTTGATTAACATATCTTCAATCACTGCATCTAGGAATACCATAGCTATCTGAGGTAGGTATGTATCTTTCCAGTCGTTGTACTTAGCCACGTTAAGAGACGATAGTACACATGTGAATGTGTGGTCTTCATCACTGAACAGGTTAATTTCAGAACATAAGTTAGAACCTTTTACAGTAAAACCTCTGTCCTTATACATCTTAGGTCTGTTACGGTTAACTTTATCAACAAAGAAGAAGTAACCTTTCCCTTTAATAAGCTTAGCTCTCATCATCTTCTTCCAGATTCTGTCAGCACGCTCAGGGTCATTCTCAAATAACTCGTCAAACTCATCAGTAATATTCCAACCGATGTTCCAACCATCATCATCAGCAATGATTTGGTCAATGAACTCTTCAAAGTCTTCGTGTAGTGGATTTAAATACATCCCACATGCGCCTCTTCTGGAGGAACCTTGTGTGATTTCTTTCATATCCTGAACTACACCACCAGCAAATTGCATAGCACCGTTAGCTGTTCCACCTTTTGAAATTGGTGAACCTCTTGGACGGATAGGGTCAATCACCACTGAGGTGCCGTAGCCTCTCTGTGTTAACTGAGCTAACTCCATCCTAGTCTGGTAGTAAGACCTAATAGAATCTCCTACATGAGAACCAGAACATGATACTGGATGCCCTCTGTTGTTACCTAGGTTAGTAAGAACTGGTGTGGATGGCGATAGCCAACCTTTCCATAGAACATCTAGAAATGCGTCATGCCATGTTGCATAACCAAACTCTTCAGGAATAGCAACAGTAGTTAATTCTGAAGCTCTATTTGCCAGTCTTGTATACATGGTGAAAGGAGTTTCAGCTACGTCTAAGTAGTTCTTCTCTGTTAGCAGTTGATATCCTGCTGTTGTTAGCCAGTCTGGTGCTTGACCATTCCGTTGTAATGCCTTCCTTGTGTGGCTTAATTTTTCGTACTTAGTTGTTGACATGTCCCTCCTTCAAATGCGGCAGTCTTGTTAAAGCTTCTGATGACCAACCCCGTCTATAGGAACTGGTGCCTGACACAAAGAAATCGTGAAGTTTGATAGACTTAGCTCCTTTATAGAACCAATTTGCAATAGGGTTGTCTGTAATATTATAGACCATTGGAAGTCCTAAGTCGTGAAGGACTTGGTCAACTCTAGAGAATATAAATGATATCAACTGGTCTGCAGTAATATCATTAATGGAGTCTACACCTTGGAATAAGAACTGAATTACTGCCAGTTCATGTGTTACAATCTCATCGACTACATCCATAACATCCATGGTATGCTCTTCAATATCTAAAGAGTCGAGGTTTCTCTCCTCCATAAGTGTGTTGTGTAAAAAGCTTGCAGCTACTCCATGTAGTTGCTCATCTTGCACCACAAAGTCCACACCAGTAATAGTGTTCGTTATTAGGTTATGACCATTGGCTTGGAATGATTTCAGCATAGCAAAGTTGCTGAATAATAATACCTGCTCTATCAATGCTACAGTTGCTAAGGATAGCATCTTATTTTCGCCTAGGTTTTTGGTAATATCTTTTATAAGAGCCAGCTTATTCTTCAACACCGCTATATTCTCTTGGTCTTTTGCTATTGTTTCTGGGTCAATGTTCATCTCATCTGACATCTTCTGGTAGAAGAAAGCGTGAACTGATTTCTCCATACTGGCAAACTGTGAACACAAACCTTCAATCTCTGAGTGTGGAAACCATGTCTCTATTTCAGACCATACATTACCTACATCCCGTTCTAACTCAACGAATGTGGTTAACGTGGTTGAACATAAGGCATACTGCTCAGGTGACATAACATGTCTAAAGTCATGAATGTCTTTCTCTACTGGAATCTCTTTGGCAGTCCAGTAAATATCCTGTTGCTTTTCCATTATCTCAAGTGCCGTTGGGTATTTATAATCCCCAAAGTGGCTCGGTGTTTCTAGTGGTAGTGACAATTTATCCATTGTCCTCCTTCATATTGTATTTAAATAACCAGTTGTAGCATTCTTTCAGCCAGTGTTCGTCACTATATACTATATACTCTAGGATATACATGGATACAACCAGAGCATCGTATAAATTATGCATGCACATCTATACCATCGCTAGGGTCGTAGGCTGTAGATTGTCCTCCAACATCTGCACCTCGTAAAGCTATTGTGTAGTTTGCTTTGTACTCGTTACCTGTGACTACCTTAGTGAACTTACCTTCAGTTACATTATAGTAACCTTTACGGCTCTCAATCTCTTTCAGAGTCTCATCCATGGAAACCTCTGCGTTGACACCCATTTGCTCCAGACCATTGACTCCATAAATAATAGCATCATTGATACCATCAATCACTTCATCAAAGTCATCGTTAACTACAGCTTCTAAAGCTTCTGTAATTTCTATAAGCATATGCTTCAATACATTTACTGCATTACCTTTAACTTGGTCAAGGCCACGTTCGTGTCTCCACGATTCTAATCTTTTATACATTCTTCTCCTTTAATATGACGGACTTACAATCTTTAAGAATGCCATCGGTTACTGAGAGGTCTTCCATTCTATAGGAACAGCCTTAAGCCATACCTGACATAGTATAGGATTTCCCTTGCCATGAATCCTGAGTTGAGACTTTGGTATCCATTTCTCAAAGCCTTCGTACTCTAGTAACATTGCCTTATCAGTCTCTGCTACAACCTTCAGAGATATCAAAGCACTATGGTAGTAATCGTGGTCTTTAATACGAGTTCCTCCACTATATCCAGGACTTCTACTGTCTCCACCGCAATGCAGGTGTTGCTCATGTGCATCTAATTCATGGTCAAAGCAATCACTCATCAGAAACTCGCATACAATTCTCGGACATCAATGCCACTATCCATACGGATGTTCCATACAGTTATTGCACTGGCTTTGGACTTAGGAGCACCACTACCTATGGCACCGCATCCACCCTTAAGCCAGGAGCAGATTATAATTCCTCGGCGTTCCCCGACATCCTCGGTGATGCCCATCATCTCTCTAAACTCATCCTCACTCATGTACTTAGGTGCGTTACTACTGCCACAAAATGGGCACGGTTTTAATTCTTCTTTCATATGTTTTCCTTATTTTGGTCACATCTAAACCCCCTAAGGAGGCTTAGTCTAACCTTGGGTAGACCACTCTAGCGAGGTCATCAAATGTTATTGCCCCTAATTTAAATGCCTGCATTAGTTCCCTAGATATATGAGGTCTAAATCCCTCAGCCCCTGCCTGCTCATGAAGGCGGCCTGAAAATACTGTCGCAACCGCATCAGCGATATCAGATGGTGTTGGCGGCCTTGCAATATACCAAGATGCGATATAACCTGCAAACTCTATGTACACCCCATCGTCATCATAAGCGTCAATATTAAACGCACTACTAAATCCGGGATTGCTCTTATAAACATAGGTAGCCTCCTCAAAGTCCTGGATATACAATGCGATACGGTCAATACTCTCACCATCAAAGTCTTGCGACCTATGATTGTTAATCTGCATAAACTGACGAGTGTAGCTACCGATGTCACTATGGTGTGGATTTTCTGTATCAGCAAGAAGCTCTTCATTGGTGATGTGTTGCCCCATGAGCGTCGCTTCTACATCTTCTTCAAGTTGTGCGTATTCTTCCAGTGTCATTACCAATCTCCTATCATAGAGTTTAAGTCTTCTGTCCATTTACCATGGTACTCTGGGTCAAGACTTTCAACAAACATAAATTGATGGTCTTTAGGTAGTGAGTTGTAAACTCTTACAGCAAGCTCCCTGATTTCCCAGAGGGCAGACTTGTTAGACCTAAGTGCTATGAAGTTTTGTAAGCTTCTCATGTTGATAGTCCATACTAAGCTAGTCTTGTAAGCTTCTGGCATACAATACTTAACTAGGTCGTTACTAATTCCTTCTTGTACTGCAAGTTGCAATCTTTGAAGTCCTTTACAAATTTGGATATCAATGAAGTCATTGTTGGTGAATACAACAAAGTTTTCATGGTCATCTCTTGTCTTTAGTGTTGCGTTCTTAAGTTCACCTAAAGTATATCTTGAAGACTTAACCGATAGGCTAGCAATACGATGACGAGCCAACTCTTGAAGCAGTGCCCTAGAGATTCCACTAATGTCAAAGTTATAAGATACATGCTCAAGTGTGCTGGCATGTTTAAATTTATTGCCAACTCTGTGCATTCTCTTTTCATTAACTTCTCCTGTGGCAGAACATTTATCCCAACACTTTCCAATTGCAGTGTCAGCAACTATCAGTGGGGTATTATGCAGTAACTCAACGTTCATCTAGCTGCCTCCAGTGATACATAAAGTTTGTTACTAGAAGTCCTGCAGTGAATGGTACTAATAGCCAAATAGCCATAGTAACTGCCATAGGGTCATGACATGCTAATCCTATAACTAGTATTATCAACCCGACCACAACAGTAGTTACGCAAAACTGGTTGGCATTCTTTACACTGGTGTCTGGTATCCCTGTCCAACTGAATGGTCTAAACAACCATAGTAGTTTTAGAAAAAACGATATCATGTGAAACTCCTAAAAACATATACAGAATTCTTAGTGCAGATAGTTATTTGTAAACCATCCGCAGTATTCTTGTAGTTTATATCTGAGATATCCGAAGTGTGGAAGGTATCTCCCATCTCCATCTCCCACCAAGCTTGTCGTTTATAAAATTCCTTATATAAGTTTTGTAAGTTAACACCTGAGCTTGTATGTCCCATAAACTCTGCTTTGGTTAGTAACTCGTGATGCGAAGAAGGGTTATCTATCATGTAAGTGACCACACGATTGGGGTGGAATGTGACTTCCACATACTTAGTACTAGTGTCGTAACTTTGGGCGAATAGTTTTATGAATTGACTCTTATCACGTTTCTTGCCGTGGAAATCTGCACGGAAATCTTCTCTTGTATTTACTTCCTGCTGTTTACGCATCCAATCCCATGCTCTGCCAAGCACTTCCTCACGCTCATCAGTACTACCGACAGGTATAATGTACTTACGCCCCTTGTCTAATGCCTTAAGCATAATCTAGCATACTTTCTTTAAGTTTACTTAGGGCTCTGTCGTGAATAGACTGTAAGGCAGACTTAGTGATACATAGGTAGTTCATCGCAAATGCCTCTGCAGTTTCTTCAGGAACATCTCCGTACATTAATGAGATAACACTAGCTTCTAAGTCATCTAAGTCTTCTAAGAAGTCAAGGGGGCTAAGCACTTCCTTGTCTCCTAGAGAGGATACGTAGTCTTCTGATAAAGCTTCTAGGCTAACTTGTTGGGTCTTACCGTAGTAAATCTCTTTTACAGTACCTGCCTCGTAACCTGTGCCTTCACTGATGATAGCTACTTGTGGGTACGTCCCATGTTTACTTTCATAATCCTTTACAAAAGTCTTAATGTCTTTGTACGAATCAGTGCTTCTATCTACTGGAACAAACTCACGGAATGCCTTAGCCTTCAATGGTCGGTTAATGAATGTATAAAAACTAGTTCCACGGCTCTTGTCAAACTTCTTTTCTAACTTACAAGCTTCAAGAAGAAGTACCTGAAAGAAATCTTCGTAAGTATCTACGGCATGGTTGGTGGACATTTGAAAGCTAAGCTTCTTTGCTAATCCAAAGATACCATTCAAGTACTGTGCCGTTAGTGGGTTGGAGTCTTGAAGACCCTTTGCGATATCATCTAGTTGTTTATTCATTATAATTCCTCTGGGAACGGATGCTCTCCGCCATTAATCCAAGCTACGACCTCGTGTCGCTTGTTGTGTGTTCTGATTAACATATCTCCACCTATTATTAAGGTAAGTGTCTGTCCATCTGGTCTTTTAAGTGATGCTGAATTAGCTGAAGTAATTCTGCCACACCAATCCTGTAAATCATCTATTGATTTTATGTCTAGCAAGTGTGACATTGGGCCAGCCACTCTTGAACTTGTATATCCTATTAATCTCATATGTTTCCTTAAAATTGATTGTAAATTGTTTCTAAATCTACTCCGTACATAAATGTGGAGTAGGTTACCTTCTCACAGTTTGCTTTATTGTCGTCTTCTGTCCAGCACCAGTATACGTACCTACTTTGTGAACCATCATCAAACATATGGTCTATCTGTTTTCTTATGAAGTGGTCAACACTCCCCCTCGGTAGTTGGCTTCCACCAGATAGTTTATCGTATAAGTCTTGGAGTTTCTCCACAGTCATCGGTGGAATATCAATGATATGTAAATTTCTTACCATCAGAACTCACCATACAAAGAGTCCAAAGACAACTCATTATAAAACTTAACGAGAAACTCTTGGTAAGTCAGTACTGTATTCCTAGGATGTGACCAGTCCTCCCAGAACCAGTCTTCATCATCGTCTAAGTCTCCAGCATCCCCCATTGAAAGAAGTGCATCTGGTTCTATCTCTCTAGTACGGTTACATACTCTACGAAACCATTCCTCTTCTCCAAGCTCTGCCTCCACTATTGCAGGGTCTTGGAGGATATCAATTACTTTAGCAACTGCTTCCTGAGTTCTGGGTATATGTGTTATAGTATAACATCTAAGCGTCTCCCCCATCTAGTATCTCCTTAATATGTTTACTAGCTTCTCCATTAGGTAACTCTTGCAAGTCAGCCCATGAACCGTTGACCACTGTAATATCTAGGTTAGCTACTAGTTTTACAGGTTGGTCATCCATATAGTCCTCAATCATATCGGAGATTAACGTTTCGTTAACCCATTGTATGACTTCGATACTATTTTCTATCTCCATATACACTGAATCGTATACGGTGGAGTGTAATATAACTCTCCCTACCATACCGTGCTCTTCAATGTGGTTTTGGAATTTTTCAATTCCTATTAGGGTTAATACATCCCAGAACTGTACAGTAGCGTTGGCTACTGAACGAAGGGCTGCTGATTGCATACCACTATCCTTGGAGTATACATTAGGACACTGAAGTCTTAAGCCTAAGCCTAAGTCTACGTATCCTTGACGTTGTGCCACGACAGCAATACGGTCATTGTACACACCCATTCCTGGGTACAAGTCATGGTGGTACGCATAATGGATTGATTGTCCATCAGATGCAGAACACTTTAGTAGCTTAGCAACTTTAGAAGCTCCACCACCAAATTGCATACAGAATGTTGGCCCTTTACTAGCATCTCTAAGCTTACCATGAGTCTTTTTAACTGACGCATAGTATTCTTTGGTATCCTCTAGGTCTGGGAATTCGTCTGGCCAATAACGAGTGGCGTGAAACGAGTGCATGTCAATGTCCTCATTATACAGACGAATAAGATTCTCATCTCGTGTTAGGTTTGCACCAGTACGGCCTTGCAATGACGCATGGTCTGAACTACCTATTACAAAGCCATCTCTAGCTCTGAAACAATTCTTGATTAACTTCCCATATTCTGACCCCGATGGGGCGTTCAGTAAGTTAGGGTTGTTAGCCGTAGGTCTGTATGTTTGAGTACCTCCGTTCTTTAAGTTACCATAGAGTCTAAAGACTCCTTTCTCAACCTCTATTGAATCATGTTCAAAGGACTTTAAGAAAGTATTAAGGATGATAGATATCTGACTGAATGCAACCAAGCATTCCAATGCAATAATCTTATCCTCTTCTCCCTCAAATTCTAAAAACTCTTTAATAGAAGCACGATTCGTACTAGGAGCACCACTCTTAGTCTCCTCTACTGGGTCGTAATCCATAATCTCAAACAGCAAAACACGTAGTTGGTTGCTTGAGTTATAGTTAAACCTTACCTCAGCAAAGTCTTCTGGTTCACGGCGAGCAACTTTATGCTCATCGTTATACTTTTTAGCCATACGATAGTGAATTTCTTCTTCAGCTGCAAGTATCCAAGGGTTCTGATAGAAGTTAGTCTCAGTTTCCTCTAAGGTTGTTCTAAGTTCTACCTTTGCTTTGAGTACATCAGGCATACTGATAGGCAGCCCTGTAAGCATAAGCTTATTGAACAAGACTTGGGTCTTACGCATAGTTTCATCATAGAACTTGAATTGTGCAGGACTAATTTCCTTATTCATTCGGTTCCAGATGTACCAAGTAGCACTTACATCTATCGCATTGTAGTACGAAAGTTTGTCAATGTCTGCATCTATAGCGTTCTTAATGTCAATATCTGAATCCCAGTCACCATAAGCATCTTGAGCTAAGTCTTTAAGCCCTAAAGGTGTTCGTTCAGTTGAATTCATAAGAGCGTAAGCTAATAGTTGTGAGTCATCCCACTTAGTTTGCTTGAAACAATTAACAATTCCTTGTTGGTCGTTCCAGTTTTTCATCCAGTAGTGGTAAGCTAACCACTTGCCTTCAAAGGAAAAGTTATGGACTAGTAAAGACCCTTTATAGGTCATTAAGAAGTCACCCACAATCTTTGCCATTTCAGCAGCTTTAGCTACCCCTAAGTATTTAGGATGTACAACTATTGTGAACGCATTTCGTTCATCCTTGGCAAAACCATGGGTTATAAAATCATTGGTCATGTGGTGAAGACCTGTTGTTTCTATATCCCATGCAACTCTAGGTAGGTTTCGGTACGAGTCAAGGAGTTCCTTGGCTCTCGCAGTGTCCGTTACCTTTTCATAAGTGTCAAAGGAGAAACTCTGGTCTTCGTAAGTTCCCAAAATTATTTCGGAGGCAGTTTTTAAACCCCTACGAAGAAGTGGTAATTTACCAGGATTCTTTTGAGCTACCAAGGGATTAATCAATGGTAAGACCTCAATATCTTCATATCCTGATACATTACATATAGGTTGTGTACCTATAGCTACCTCAAACTTACGACCAGTAAGATATGTGAAGTAGTTAGCATTGGTACAAAGTATCCTTTTGATACCTTGCAACTCCATATGCTCCAGAAGCTCATTTATGTGAGGCTCTAGTTGTTTCTTAGTTGGTTTCTTTCCATCAGCACGTTCGTATACGCTCACTGTTTGGAATGATTTACCAAAGGTTTTGACTCCTAGACGCTGCATTGGTAAAACGTAATGTTCCCCAATGTGTTGCTTATAAGAGTAGTACTTACTACCAACCAATAGGACTGCCTCTATGTTGTCCTGAGAGTTACCGAATAGTTCCTGAATCAATTACCAACCCAAAAGTTTGATGTTTTCATATATCTCCTTATATGCTCGAATTAAATACTTCAATCTTGTATGACTGAATGTCTTCTTGTACTGTGTACTTTGTACCAGCTACTAACTTGCTTAATGCAATAAAAATGTCATCCACAGTAGACTGCTCAGCGTTGATAGTTATTGCTAACCTATCTATTGAGAAATCTGCGGATGTCTTATTTAAATAATCACAAACCTTAGTGATTACTTTATTATTGTAATCAATCTTACGTGCCATTAGAACTCCTTATATATAGATTCTATGTTAATTTCACTGTACGCCATAGAGAAGTGGAAATGATGACTGGTATCCTCAATGGTGAATGTATTCTCAAGCCAACTATTAATATCCTCAACTATGAATATTTGCCCTGAAGCCCTATTCATTGAGTTTACCAATCCGAAATATCCGTCATACTTCGGATGAGAAATTCGACCATCGTCGTCATAAGCATCTTCCACCACTTCCCATCCTTCGGCAATAAGAACAGTAATAGGCTTAATTTTAATTACCTGCCCTACTGCTATATTATTAAAACTCACTGTACACCTCCTCCATGAAAGTTACTTCTTTCTTAATCATACATTCCCAAAATGTCCATCCACCACCACTTAAGGCGGTGAATCTCCTCCCAGTTCTGGGGTCTGCTGATGACTCATAATCTAGAAACTCATGTATTATCATCTTCCTCCCCAAATATGCGAACATTTCGGTTGGGACATAACAACTATAGAAATCCAAGTCACCATCATCGGTTACCCTCCAACCATCTGCAATAAGCTCTTCCTTGGTTTTTATCATTACTTTATCAAAAGTCATTCGTAGACCTCCTGTAGTATTCTTACCTTCTCAATTATGGTATTATAGTAATTAATACATACCTGACGGTCAATTTTACCACCACAATTGTAATGCTTTATAGAATCTTGGTAACTAGCACCACCATTACGCCAATGCAGGAAATTACGTTCCGCATACTTACCTGCAAAATCGTCGTTGTCCGTAACCTTATCAAGTAGTACGTTATCCATATAGTGATTACGTTTAACCTTTGGGTTAGCTTTATAGTAGTCTATCAGGAACCAATAGGAATTTAGGTGGTAAAAACCTAGGTCAACTGATGACACCCATTTGCCATCCACAAGTATAGGTTTGTTCATATTAATACGAACATTTCCTGCAGCAGATTCATGCCAACCTTTAGCTGCAAATGTAAGCCCTAGGTCTGAATCTTTGTGTCTAGCATAAGCAGCCTCTAGTTTAGCTCTCTGACTTTCAGATAACTTGTAGTAATCTGAAATAGTAGTGGTACTCATGGACGCTGATATGGAACCGTATGCAAGTGCTATAACTAAGAATATGGCAAGTGGTTTAAGAAACACTGGAAAACTCTCGTAGATTTTTCTGATATAGCTCTAGTGCATTTATACGATAATTATCATTTATAGAACCATCCTGAATTATTACGCTTTTCAGTTGCTGTACCATACTTCTGTACAAGGGCACGGCCTTTAGCTCTGACATAGCTGATAATTCTGCTGGGCTCACTTGGAGCAACTCTTTGAGGTTTGGTTGTTTTTGTTGGAAGTTCATATGTTTCTCCTGAAGTAAATTCTTCATATATTTTTGATATATCTAAGGGATTGTTCCCTAAGTTCTCTAAGTGCTTTTGTAATGCACGACGTTTTGTTGGAGTGTAATCTCCAGCACTATGGTATACTCTTTGTAGCTCTTTAGCCATTCCGGGTTTAAATACTGACCCTTCTGGTGCATGCTCATCAAACATTTCAAAAAACCATACGGATACCTGTGAAAACTCTTCCCGTATGTCATCTGGTAGGTTTCTAAATTTCCGACGTACGCTAGAAATCCCCATAGATAACTCCTATATCTACATGGTTAGCGTAAACTACCTCGTACGGTGCAAATGTACGATTCTGCTTACGAACCGTTATATAGACTGGGAAATCTGGGTCTTTACTCATCTTACTTATAACTCTTACTGTGTTTGCATAGCTGGCCGCATATCCCATATACCCATCTAGCTCTTCAGGAGTAAGAGTGCTGCGAGCCTCTTCCAGGGTCTTTACTCGAATCTTATCACCCTTCTTAAAAGTTGGCATATACATCCTTTATATCGACTTGAGAAATAAGCTCTAGTTCCCAAGGTGCGCATTGGAGTCTTTCTCCACCAAGGGTTAAAGTATATGGATAGTCAGACATACTCTTATTTATATAAGAAATCTTTCTCTTTTTTCCAAAGTATGCTGAATACTCACCTAGGTAATTCTGAATATCAGTGTCCGAATAGCCGTGTTTTGGCAACTCATGAATTATCTGCTCCATACTCCGTACCCTTACGTAGTCACCCTTCTTAAAAGTTGGCATTATAAATATCCTCTACATACCCTTCAACAATTGGTTCTAGCATTTCATGTGTCCAGTTTAGTGAGAATTCCTTAATAAGGTATTTATCATTTGGAGTTACTCTACGAATAGTCACAACAGTGCCTGCAAGGTGCTCCATCTCACCCACAAAGGTGTCTTGCCCAACTGCGGGGTAGTAAGGAAACTTTTTGAGAGCTTCTATAGTCTTTACCCTTACCTTTTGTCCAACTTTAAAATGTTGCATATATATCCTTTAGTGGGTCTTCTGGTATTACTTCAAACTCATCTATATATAGATGAACAATTCCTGTACTCAGCAGCAAATTCATCGAACCTTCTCCAGTCTCCAAACCCTCCTGCAATCTAGCAGTCATTGGAACTCTGTGGGTGGTTCCCATAGCCTTGCCGTAGTGTCCAGCATCATTCGCTAACCACAACGATTCCATGGTGTCGCTTCCTGCGGAATCATACAGCTCTGTTAGCTCATCTTTGTTTTTCACCCGAATTGTTATCATATACCAACTCCTTAAGTTGTGCTTTTATTGCGTCTGTCTTACCAAATGACAGTCTACCAGTTTTACGGTATCGTTTCATTCTAATCTTACCACCATAGGCAAGACTTCCTTCTATTGCAAAGTCGAACCACAGCACTGATTGTGTCTTTTTGAACGGTGCAGGTCTTTTCAGACGACCTTCTTGTTGTTCAAGCAACTCTTGGCTTGAACTATTAGGCATAATTCTGAATGAAAAGCCTAGTTCAGGAATAGAAATACCTGCAGATAATGGGGCAGACCCTAATAAGAATCTACACTCACCACTAGCAACAGCTTCAAGTATCCTTTTACGTTCCTTCTTTGTGGTATTTCCTCTAATCACTTCTGATTGTAGACCTACTTCAGCAAGCATTGCAACCATCATGTCCTGAAACTTAAGTGAATCTATAATTATCCAAGTACAACCATAAAACTTAACTAGTTCAACACAGAGTGACACGACATCCCTAGGTATTGAACTTCTCATAAAGAACTTAGTTAAGGCTGGTTTATACATCATCTTGGATTGAGGTGACATAAATCTTAGATGTCGATAATCTAGCATTACATACTTAGGTTCTATCTCAGTGTCAGGAATCATCTCAACCTTATTGTCTCCAACTAAGAAACCAATCATAGGTGTTCGTCCTGTAAGTTCCTTGCTAGGAGTAGCACTCATAAGTAATTGGTACTTAGGGTTAAGTTTTAAGTAAATATTAAGTCTACTTTTAGTCAGTAAGTTTTCACACTCATCAACTACAACGAAACCAATCTCTTCTTTAAGTCTGTCCACTAATTGTGGGTTAGCCATAAGATACTGGAATGTACAGATATTCACATCTCCAAGTTCTGGTTCTTTGCCAGACAGTATAACTACTGAGCCTGCAAGATTATCACTAAGCTCACCATGCATCTGGTCTACTAGCATACCTAGGTGAGCCAGAACTAGTGTTCTTTGCCCAACTCCTTGAATTACATAGCCTAACGAGAAACTCTTTCCTGACCCCGTCTTTGCAGTAAGTAGGCATTCTCCTCTGTCACCACTTAGGGTTTTAATCATACCGCCAACAGGCTCTACTTGATAATCTCTAAGTGAGAATGTTGAAGATACTTTAATACTAATAGGGCTGTCTACTAAAGACATTCGTCCTTGTTCAATAGTTGGTGTATGTCTCGGCAGAGTCATAGTACCATCTGTGTTTAGAAGGTAGCCCTTAAATTCTTCAAGTGGTTCAAATGGGTTTGGGAATGATAGTATCTTATCAATACTATCATTAAATGGAATGTTAGAAGTTTGCATATATCTCTTTTAGGTTTGTTTTTGAGTCATAGTAAGGCTCAGAGTTTTCTGGTGGAACAGGTGCAGAATGTGAGTTACCACTGGATGGGTTGTATTTATTAATGTAGTATATTGTACCTTCTGGAAGAACTCTCAGCCCTAATAGGGATTTCTTTATTGCATAAGACGTTAAGAGTTTGGGGTTTTCCATATAGTATTGTCTTACTTCATCAAGGTCACGAAAGCTCCAATAACGGATGTAACTAGAGGTCATAGATTGCCTCCATATCAAAGAGTGGCTCTTTAAAGTAGAACTCAAAGCTACCCTCATCACCTCGGTAGAATTGAGAGGTTGTAACACCACTTTTTCTAACTCCAAAGGCTATCATGCTTTTCCATTCTCTGGTACCTGCTAACCATCCACGAGAATTTCCTGAATTAGGATACCCGTTTCTTTCTTTGAAAATACGAAGCTCCTGAGGAGTTCTAAACCCCCACCAGTTATAGTCCATAGATAGCGCTCATGTCAACTGCTGGGAAGTATTCTACAAAACTCTTGGGATGAGGGCCTATAGATATATCTTTTAAGTGAGTACGCTGACATGTACCATTCTCATTTATTACAACAAACAGATGGAAGAAGTCACCATAAACTCCTGACACAGTTAGTATAACTCTAGGTGACGTTGCAACTTCTGGGTACTTAAGACCCAGTGACTCAACTGCTGCGATTGATGTGACTAGATAAGTTACAGCCATGAAGCCTCCTTTTTCATTCTAAGCTTTAAGGTAGTTGGAATCTCTATGCCATATCTCTGAGTAAAATCAGTAATAGTAAGAGGCGTCTCAAGAATTACAAGTACCTCTCTAGAACTATAGTAATCCAATAGTGATACTAAAAGTCTGGTGGAGAATTCAAAGTTCTTGGCACGTTCATTCCCAATCCCATGGACAACAATAGAGCTTACCTTTGAGGGTAAACGGCTATCTGTGTCGTCTGCAAATTGTGACTCGTAGTACTCTGTAAAAGAGATACCAAAAGTCTTTCTTCCCATTTCCCACAACTGGTTAATAATCGGTCCTGCAGACCCACTAATTAGCAGTTGTCCTTTATCAGGAGCCTTATAGATACTATCTGTAAGACTCTTAATTCTGGTCTTTGGCATATCGGATTTATCGTAGTCTTCTCCAAGATACCTTACAGGCAGTCGGAGAGCTTGGTAGATACTTGAAGTTGGTAACATTAAAATTCCTTATAGATGTCTAATATAAATGGGGTTGCTGTTAAAGCTTTGTAAGCGTCTTGGAAACTAATAGAATTCTCAGAGTATTCTGGTTGTTCACGTGACTGAGACACTCTACAGAATTCGTTATTAAAACTAATGTAGAGTCTGCATTCTGAGTATCTGAAGAGAGAAGCATATCCCTCTTCATTCTCCGTACCATACGAGGCAAAGCTGAAGTTCTCAAGCTGTATTTTGTAAAGTAACCTGATAATAATCTGAGCTTCTTCCTTTGACTTACACCATATAGGCTTTTCGGAGGAAGCCGCTCTTACCCAATTTACTGGAGTCATAAAAATTCCTTATATACCTCTGTTAAATCCAGGACAGTATCTATGAAAAAGATGTCATTCCAGTTGAAAGACCCAAAGTCTGTCCCACCAAGAAGGGGGTACATACCAGAGTTAACATATACGCTTTTTATATTTGCTGGTGGGTGTAACGTGAATTCTATCGAGTGATTGTAAGTGAACCCAAGAGCTAGTAGCTCCTTGGCAGTCCTAAGCCGTCTCACAAAGAAGTGCTTCGAGTGGGGGCGTTTGCTTACCTTCCAGCACATCCTTTCGGAATTGTTTACAAGCAGGGATAGAGAACTTTTTCTTACGAAGTGATGCGATATCTTTTTCTCTGTCTGTAACATGCTTGCCAAATTGTGAACACAGTACTCTTAGTTCGACGATTGTCTTACATCTTGATTTAAAGGCATCAACCCATAGTGGATTATACGTTTCACCGTATAATTCCTCCATGTGGGAGTTCAATGTTTCAGCAGAAGACTTGACCATGTGAAGCCCATTTATAAATCTTAACATATGTTCAGAGAATGCAGTATCATTTCTTCGTAGCTTGTTCACGTCATACGCTTTAACAATCTCACCAATATTTAAGGCTTCCGAAGTGGGGATACTTTTGTTCCCTAAAGATAGTACAGATTGCATAACAGCATCTTTTAAGAAACCTTGGGCTTTGTAATCCAGAATACTTTTCGTATCTTCGTTTCTCTTACTAAGCTTCTCATTAAGAGAACCAAGAACAAGAGGAAGATGCGCGTAATTTACAGTAGCCTTAGGCATACCTGTTGCATAATGAATTGCTTCACGAAGTGCTATCTGTGGTGCGGTCTGAGTAATAATATCAGCCCCACGAGCCACAAAGTCAACACCTGCAAGCATATCATCAAGCGTGTTTGCCAGAATGTACGTTGCCGTACCATCAGCACGCTGAATAACAG